CTTGTAAAAATTTATTCAATTCACTATCAATATCGCATTGATTTATTTGTTCATCCCGAACAAATGTTTTTATCTTACTAATTATTATAGCAGATTTTTTATTACTTATTCCAATATTTTTTAAGTACCGTTCTAAGTCTCGTATATTTTTTGATTCTTCTAACTCTTTGTCGAAGTCTTTATAGTCGCTGATAACTGCCTCCGCATTTGCTGGAATTGTTACAAGACTCACTTCATATAGTTTTACTTTTTTAATATAAGTTATATTTGTTTCCCTATCGTATTCATCCATTATTATTGAAAAACCTATGGACATTGTTCTTACAGATCCAACTTCAACTTGTGGTTTAACACGACCTTTTACAAAATCGTCTCCTAAAGGCATTTTAGCTTCTAAATATAGACCTTTTTCGTTTTCATATATTGTTATAAAAACACCTATAGGCTCTGACATTTTGTGCTGCCACAAAAAAATTGGAGTTAATTCTTTTAGACTTTCTTCAAAACAACCTTTAACCATTACCTCTTTTTGTCGATCTACATTTCCAAAAGTTGATCCAAACCCCTTTATTATAAAATATTTATTATCATTTTCAGTAACTTGTTTTGTATCTACAATATCAAATGATACAACTTTATGTTTCATTATTAAGCCTCCATTAAATTAAATATCTATTTCTAAAGTTATTTTAATTTTTTTACCATGTATTCGTCCATGACATGATTTACATAAACCAATTAGATTATATAGATTATTGTTTTTTTTATTATTATCTAAATGATGAACATCTTCTATATCGTTTACTTTACAAATAGCACATTTAATTTGTGAACTATTCTCTTCAAATAATACTTTGTGTACATATTTTTTATTTTTATTATAAACTAAATAACCACCATAATCACTTATACCTGTTTTAAATGTCTTATTGTTTTCGCCTTTATTGCTTTCTGTATAACAAAGATGAGAACAATATTTTTGTAAAACATAATATCTTTTAAATTCTTTTCCACATCTTTTGCATTTATTTATACTTTTTTCTTTTAAATAACTTTTCCAACATTTAGAATTACAAAATTTAAATCTTTTTTCTTTTGCTAGAAAACTTTTTCCACAATATTTACATATTTTTTCATATGCCATAAAAAATAAATCCTCCATAATAATAATATCATAACTTTAACTTAGCACTGTCATAAAGTAACTACAACGACAGTTAACTACGTTTTTAACACTTGCCCCGTGAGCTGTATCGCCTGGAAATTCTAACTGTTCTCCATCTACTAAGAATAAACCATCAACAGGTTGTAATTGTCCATGAGCCGATGCATGAGCTGGTCTTGTACTTCCATCAAGTACAGAGGTCCATCTTTTTCGTGTTGTTTTTCCTTGTCTTTCAAAATCTTTTATAACGCTGTTAGCTGATAACTGTTTTGTTTTTTGTAAAACGTTTTGTGTTTCTGTTACCGCAATAGTGCTTGATCTGTTGTTAAGTCTTTGATTAAAGTTGTCCATTATTAAACTATTCTTTTCGGCTTTTGTTAACTTCAATCCGTTATCACGTATTAGCTTTTCAATCTTTACTTGGCTTCTTATAAAATCGTCTTTAGTTGTTTGTAAAATAGTTGCTGATTGTGTTATTTTCCTTTGCTCTGCATATACTTTCATTTGTTGCTTAACTTCATTAGCTCTAAAGTTAATCTCTTGTTTTGACACTACGCTGTTTATTATTTTATCATTTCTAAAGTAATCAATACCTGTATCTATAGATTGTTTGTAACTGGCTTCTAGTATGCTTTCTAATTGTGTTCCAAATAATGCGTCTATATCAATGATTTTTTTTTTAAGCTCTTTACTAGATAAGACTAAAGAATAAGCATCTGTTATTGAATCAAATAGCCTATCTAATTTATTTTCAAGACTAATTTCAATTAGAATTTTATCTTTTAGCTCAACAAATACTTTTTCGTATTCTTCCTGTATTGACTCACTGAATATCATAGATTTCTTTTGCCTTTTCCATGGCTTTATTCTCGTCCATACCTGATTTAATTAAAACATTTACAAATCTTTTTACTTCTGGATTGTTTTGTTTAATATCAGTACCAACTGGAACTAAATTACTTTGTTGATAAAGCAAACTATTTTCTTTGCCTAGTTCACCTTCACCTACCATTAATCTTATCTCGTTGTTAGTGTAAACACCTATATCTTTTTTAGTCTTTACCTCTTCTAACATTCTTTGTTGTAGTACTTCTATACTGGTTGGATCATAGGTTATTATTTCATTAGGTTTCAATACTTTTTTACTTTGGAAAAAACTTGTAAATTTTCTCATTATATCTTTGTATTCTGGCAATACAGCTCTTATATATAAATCATAAATTGATAATTGATAGTTAGAATACTTTTGAGCCTCTTCACTCCATAATGGGCCAGGTATTTGAAAACGACCGTAAATAACTTTTCTTACTGTTGATAATGTTTTTTCATATTCCATATCTTTGTTAGTCATTTGTATAGGTCTGAACTCAATGGTTTTGCCCTGACTAACAAGATATTTACCAGCATTACTACTACCTGTAAAATATGTTCTTATGTCTTGTTTAAACTGGTCAATTGATTCAACTGATGAGTCAACATTAAATACACCATTTAAATTAACTCCATTCATTAACAATGACATGTTGTGATTGTTGCCTTGATTCATTATCTCTAATTCATAAAAAATACTGCTTAATTTACTTCCTGCCATGTAGCCGTCTGTTGTAGAGTAGTTTACAAAATCTCTTACATGTAATAATTCAGTAAAATTATCTGCTGTGTATCTACCCGTTTTTTTATCATAAACATAATTATTATTTAAAAATAGTAATGCATTTGGATTGCTTGCGTTTATATGTATACTCTCGCTTGATCCTGTCATGTTTATTGCTGTAGATGGTTGTAAATATAATTCTGATGGTATAAATTTACTATTCCCTAAAGCAACAATAAAAGCATTTGCAGTTAATAACTTGTATTTAGTTATTGAATCAATAAAGTCACCATAGTCATTCATTGGATTAGGTTTGTGTAATAGTTTTAGTACTTCGTGTTTATAAGAGTATTCTTTACCATCAAATACAACAGGAATTATGTTTTTAACTTCTTTAACAATTGTGTCAACAGCATCTGCTACAGCTGAATTTTTATCATATAACTGCATCGCAAGACTTGATGTTACAAAATGATATCCCTTTCCTTGCATATATTCAACAAATTCTGACATGCTAAATTCTGTTCTATTTTGTGCCGAATCGACATTAGATAACGTTTTTGTATTTATCAAGCTAGTATAACTCAATGATAAGCTCCTAGTGTGTTTTTTTAAATATTATATCATAGTTGAATTTATACAAATGAATAATAATTTTGCTGTTTTGGTTTGTAATAACAAAGCAACATAGAATCCGCATAGTCACAAGAATGACCTTCACGTTTTTTATAATCATCTTTTGATTCTATTGCTAATCGTCCTTTTTTATCTATTTTATACTTTCTTCTAGTCGTTTCTCTTTTTAATCTATCAATATTTATTAATGAAATTGTTTTTATCATGTCATTAAATTCATGCCACATTTCACTTATTAAATTACTATATCTATCTTTATCTTTTGCTAACTCTCCAAAATTTAATCCTATTGCATTATAACCATCAGCTTTTAGTTGATCGTAAACTCCGGGCATATATCCAAGATCTACTTTTATAACATCAGTTTTATTTCCTACTTGATGTTTTACCCAAGCAACAATTTGAGGACCATTTAATTTATTTTTTTCTTTTTGATATTTCATTACAAGACCTTTTCTTTTTGTTAATACTGTTTGATCGTCTCCATAGCGTGCTAAATCAAGTCCGTATTCTGTTGCGCCATCATCAGGTACAAGCCTTTCTGTTGCTGCGTAAAAATCTTCTAATGAAATTAAAGTATCATCGCCCTCTTGTCTTAGTTCTCCTTCGTATATATTGAGATACTTTTTATAATTAGTTTCTTTCATTCTTAACGCTTGATCTATTAACTTTTGACTTACATATGGATTTTGCCATAGAGTTGTATGTAAATAAAATGTATCTGTTCTACGTTTAATCATAAACTCTTGCCAGATGGGGTCAGTTTCAAACATTGGATTAAATGTAAATAAAGCTCGTGAGCCTTTTTCTCTTATTGTTGGTAATAATAAATCTAAACTGTCTTGACTTATTTTATCGGCTTCTTCAAACCAGACTTTCGTAATTCCTGGAATTGATTTTATCTTGGCTATATTTCTATACATACCTGCAAAGATAAAAACTGAGCCCGTTTTTGTATTAAAAATACGGTCCTTTTGAACTATGTAATTAGGTATCTTGTAACTCTCAATACAATCTTTTAATAAAGCATATACAGAATCATCTATTGAATTTTGAATTTCTCTTAAACAAAGTACCTTTTCTTTTTTCAATGAAGCTTCTATCAAACAACTCAAAGCGCCTGCAGACATAGACTTACCACTTCCACGACCACCAGTTATCATGTAGTAATAGTAATCATTAAGCTTTGTATAATAGTCTTTATACGCATCAGGAAGTTTAATGTTTAATTCAGACATAAACTATACACGGTTTATAGTCATGTTTTTTACCAGTGTTCTGCTCCCGTAGAAAGTTAACAAAATAAGTTGCTGTAAATTTTTTATATTATTCTTGTTTATTTTCATCTTTTACCTCAACTTTTTCGTCAACTTTTTCCACTTTATCAACAAATTCAAGCGTAATCTTATTAATATCCTTATCACCTGATTCAAAATTCATATTGTCGGTCTTTGGCGTCATGTCCATAAGCTTCATTAATAATTTCATCTTACTTTCGCTATTTAGCTTTGATTTGTCTGATATTAATTGTTGATGTATTATCTTTGATGCTTGTTCCCAGAAATTAACAGTACGACCATCTGGCAATTTAACATCCATTATTTCTTCAAATATGCTTTGTCTTAATCGCTTCCATTCCCAAGACTTCTTTTGTCCTTTACTCTTAGCTTCAGGACTAGGTTGATTCTCACTTGTGAAACGATTTGGCTTTCCAATTTCTTCAAAGTTTTTGTCTCTTTCTTCTAAAGTCATTTTACTCATAATAAATCCCGATAGTTTCCCGTTCTTTTACTTGATTTATATTTACATTATACCATACTTTAATATATTAGTTACTTCCAAAGTAAGTATTAACATTTTCACCATAAATAACTCTTTTTACTGTATTTATACCAGCTAAATAGTTCTGTCCTAACTCAAACATCTTTTTCTTGTTTTTATTTACACATAATTGTAGTTGTTCTTCTGTGTCTTTTTCAAGTTTTTCTACTTTTTTCATAAGTTTTCTTTTATACAAACTTACTGTTATTAAGTTAGATACAAGTAAAGCTAAAATTAAAATTGGTAATAACATAATCATTCTCCTTTTTCATATTCATTTGTTATATCTTCACTATTTCTTTTTACGTTCCATTCTATTTTATTGGCTTTACAATAATCAACATACCTTTGTACTATCACATCACAGTAATGTTCATCTAGTTCCATTCCATAGCATTTTCTGTCTGTTTTTTCGCAAGCGATTAGTGTTGATCCTGATCCAAGAAACAAATCTAATACACTCTTAAACTCTGCTTTATAATAGTCAAAGCACCATTCTGCTAGTGCTACTGGTTTTTGTGTTGGGTGAACTCTCTTTTGGTTTCTTTCACTATCTTTATTAAATCCTTTCCATAGGTGTCTAAATATTCTAATAGAACTCCACTGAGATTTAACCCATGCCATTTCACAATCTGATTGAGTATCTTTCATTTTGTCTTCAACTCTTTTGTCCCAAACCATCCAATTATTACTTTGTG